ACTTAATTGATAGATAATAATATTACCTATCCTAAAAAAATTTATTATCATATGAGTACAAATAATAAATCTTTTTTAGATATGCATAACTTTCTAAAAGCAAAAGGAATACAAAATAATAAATTCTTTTTAGTATTATTAGATCCAGATTTAGCTGGAGTAGATCCTAGAGATCCTAGATTAAATGCATTTATGAAACAAAAGATATTAAGAGAATGTATAAATAATTATTGGTATTTTATAAGAGAAATAGTAAGAATACCAGATCAAGGTGGAACCAAAGGTTCAGGTGTTCGATATAAATTACATCGTGCTAATTTAGCATTTAATTTCTGTGTATCTATGAATATGAATATATTCTATGAAATACCAAGACAGCAAGGTAAAACTGCTGCTGTTATAACAAGACTATTATGGGAATATAACTTTGGTAGTGTAAATAGTGAGTGTATTATGGTAAATAAGAAACATGAAGACTCTAAATTAAACTTACAAAGATTAAAAGACTATAGAGATGCTTTACCAAGTTATTTACAAATGGCAGAAACATTTGGTAAAGATGGAAAGAAGATAAAAGCTACCAATACAATTGAATCTATACAACATCCTCTAAATGGTAATAGAATTAAGACTTTACCTGCTGCTAGAAATAAAGTTGCTGCTAATGGTCTTGGTAGAGGTATGACTATACCTAGAATGCACTTAGAAGAATGGGCATTCGTTCCATTCAATGCAACACTATATCTTGCTGCAGTTCCAGCATTCAAAACAGCATCTATGAATGCTAAAAAAAATGGAGCTCCTTATGGTATTATAATAACCACAACCCCTGGAGATTTAACTACAGATGAAGGTAATTTTGCTTTCTCAATGAAAGAAGATGCAACAAAGTTCTCAGAATTATGGTATGATATGTCTTATACTCAATTAGAAGAACTTATTGCAGCTAATACTAATTCATCATTTGTATATATTAGATATACATATCAACAATTGGGATTAGGTGAAGATTGGTTTAAGTCAATGGTAATAGACATGCAGCGTAAATGGCCAGAGATCAGAAGAGAAGTTCTTCTTGAATGGGCTAAAACTGCTACTAATTCACCATTTAGAAAAGAAGATTTAGATATCGTTAAATCATTGATTAAAGAACCTATTAAACAAATAATGTTTATGGGTAAATACTTATTTAATATTTATGAAGAAATTCAAGATATTAGAAGATATCCGCCTTTGATAGGCGTCGACGTATCTGGAGGATTTAATCGAGACTCCTCAGCAATAACCGTAGTTGATTCTAGAACAACAAGAGTAGTAGCTGATTTAAATTGTAACTACATTAGTACCGTTGATCTAGCTAAAGTTATATATCAATTGGTTTCTAATAATTTACCAAATGCTATAGTGAATATAGAACGTAACGGTGGTTTTGGTGCTTCTGTATTATCAAAACTAGTTACAACTTCAATTAAGAAGAATTTATTCTATGAAATCAAAGATAAAGTAGTAGAAGAAAGAGCGTTAGGAGCTAATACTATTAGAAAGACAGTAAAAACTAAAGTATATGGTCTAGATTCTACAAAAAATACAAGAGATTTATTAATGCAAATATTAAAAGAAAGAATGGAATATCATAAAGATAAATTTATATCTCCATATATTTATGAAGAATTAGAAACTCTTGAAGTAAAAAGAAATGGTAAAATTGAACATGCAAATACTGGACACGATGACCAAATATTCTCATATTTAATGGCATTATATATTTGGTATGAGGGTAAGGATTTAATGGAAAGATGGGGACTACAAAAAGGAACCATCAAGACCGATGAAGACATAGATGAAACATATGAATCATTAGAAGATACATATGATAATATAGTTGAGCAATTAGATATAATGGATGATGAATCTCCATCTCAAGTCAAAGCACAATTAGATTATTTGAATTCAGTTAAAGCTATTTCATTTGAAGATTGGATGCATTCTGAATATGAAAAAGATGAACGAGCTATGGAAGAATTGTTATCTACTAAATTAGGAAGAAAAGCTTATAAAGAAAAGTTTAACGATCCTAATGTATCTACAATAATGCAGTATAAAATACCTGATAGTGTATTTAATGATTTTTAT